AGTGAGGGGGAGGGGGGCCGAAAAAGTTTTACGTTAGGGGTAGCGGAGCGTCGGGGTACGTCGGGAGAAGAAATTTTCCCAATGTGAAAAATTCGGCTATAAGATGGAAAAAGGAGCATATGCCAGCAGCGAAACCAAAAGCATTGATCGTCCGGCATGAGACGAAAGCGGAACTGCAGGCCCGGGCGGATAAGGAGGCAGCATTCTCGACCGAATATCAATTGCCGAAAGGAACGCCTGCTGAGCTGAAAGATTATTCGATTGCTGCGGCCACCTGGCGGCGATTGATGCGAGAGTTTTTATCGATCGAGGAGAGTTATGTGATCAGCCTCGACCGGGATATGTTGATCAGCTACTGCATGCTGGTGGAGCAGCTGGAACAGCTGGAGGAGATGCGGAAAGTCGCATATGCACATTGGATGTCGTTGGCGAAGAAGGTTGATGTGGTGAAAACGAAGGGAGACGCTGCCTTGGCGCTGAAGATATCAGTAGAAGTATCTGGTGTGTTCGATTTGATCTTGAAGCTGGATGCCAGAGCAGACCAGAAGCGCAAAACGATATTCGCGATGCAGAAGTCCCTGTATATGACACCGAGGGCGAGGGCAGGGGCGATACCCAGGAGAAAGGCGCCGGAGCAACCCAAAGACGAGATGGAGATGCTCCTGGAAGAGACACCGGATGCAAATGGTGAAGAGGAATGAAAAAACGAGCGGCAATTTTTATATTTTTGATTTTCACGATTGGAGTGGTGCTGACCATGTTCAGTGAAGCACACGCTGACCGCGCGGTCAGATTCTTTGAGATGCTGAAGCATACGGATGGACAATTCTATAATCAGCCATTTGATTTGCTGCCCTGGGAAGAGAAGATCATCCGGGAGGTGTATGGCACGCTGAAGGAAGACGGGACCCGGCAATACAAGTATGTCTACCTGGAGGTGCCAAAAAAGAACGGGAAATCGGAACTTGCGGCTGGTGCGGCGCTGTATCACCTGTTTGCTGATGGTGAAAGAAAGGGAGAGATATATGGCTGCGCAGCTGACCGCAAACAGGCGATGATCGTCTATAAAGCTGCCAGGGATATGATCAACTTGGTGCCAGCGTTGAAGAAGCGAACACGCACGATTGACTCCATAAAGCAGATCATTGACAAGACCACAGGGTCGGTTTATGAGGTACTGAGTGCGGAGGCGTTCACAAAGCATGGTTTCAAGACCTCAGCCTGCATCTTTGATGAGTTGCACGCCCAGCCGAACCGTGATCTATGGGATGTGATGACGTTTGAGGCTGGCGCGACGCGATTGCAGCCGATCTGGTGGATCATCACGACAGCCGGAGACGACCCTGACCGGGTGTCGGTCGGGTGGGAGCAGCATGAATACGCTGAGCGGGTGCTGGCTGCGAGGAACGGCATGGGACCGGCGGAAGATGATGACCCGACCTGGTACGTGGCGATCTATGCCTACAACGGGGATGATATTTACAACGAGAAGCACTGGTTTGTTGCCAATCCCAGCCTTGGGCCTGTGAAGTCTTTGGGATCGATGCGTGAGACAGCTGAGACGGCCAAACGAAAGGCCGCCAACGAAAGGCTCTTCAGGTGGTTGGACCTGAACCAGTGGATCACGTATAAGCTGACGACCTGGTTGCCATTGGATATATTTGATGCCACCGTGGGTGACTGGAACCGGGTAGATCTGTTTGGTAAGGATTGTTACATCGGGATGGATTTGAGTGCGACGACAGACCTGACCGCAATCTGTGTGCTGTTCCCACCTCAGCAGGATCAACTGGATTGGCGATGCTTCTGGCATTGCTGGATTCCTCAGGACATTTTGGCGGAGCGGGTGCAGCAAGACCATGTCCCATATGACCGCTGGGTAGAACAAAACTACATCACAGCCACATCTGGGAATGTGGTGGATTACACCAAGGTCGAGAGCATGATCCTGGAGATCAAGAAGTTCTACAACGTAATCGAGGTCCCCAGCGACCGGGCGTTCGCAGCGATGCTGATGCAACGGCTTGAGCAGCAAGGGCTGACCTGTGTGGATATTCCTCAGACCTATAAGCAGATGACGGGGCCGATGAACCTGGTGGAAGTGCTGCTGCGGAAAGCGGCGAAAAAAGCCGAAGATGATATCCAGGAAGATGACGCTCTTGAAAAAGAGGTTGAGGCCGCCCTTGGGGATCAGGGATACCTGATGCTGAAAGCGGGCCTGACTCATGAAGACAACCTGGTGGCGCGGTGGTGCTTTGGCAACGCCAGCATTGCCAAGAACGGGAACGCAGAGATCAAGCTGGTGAAGGAACACAAAGGGCGATCGGTGGATCGCACAAAACGGATCGACCTGATGACAGCGCTGGTGAATGCGATGGCTCGAGCACAATTTTATCAACCGAAGGTTGACCTTTCGGAAATGATCCTGGGCGAAGACTGGGGCATGTAATGGCAAAATTGATGTCATCCTATCTCAATCAGTATCCTGGGCGCCCTGCGGCAGTGTTAGGGGGCGGGCCGAGCCTTCCAGAGGACATACGGAAACTGCCGAAGGGCTGTTTGATGATTGCGGTGAATTATCACTATCAGCTGATGACTGGCCATGATCCGGACTTTATGGTCTTCAATGATCATCTGGAAGATTTCCCAATACAATCGGCATGGGTTTTGAAGACCAGGGCTGTTTTGGTGAGCCCCGATCGGGAGATATCAGACATTGTATATGACGTGTCGGTCTGGACGGGGTTCTTCAGCTCAAATACGGCAGCCTGGTTGGCGTTGTGGATGGGATGCGACCCGGTGATCTTGTGCGGGATGGACTGTTATCGGGGTGATGCGGTGTATTGCCACCCAACGGATTATGACTCCCCTTCGTTTCATCAGCCGTTGGATCACTATCTGCGGCCGTGGATCGAGGAAGGGAAGAAATTATTACCTCATTTAGAAAGATTGAAAGTGATGTCTGGTCCTTTGATACAGCTATTTGGAGCATACGATGATTAAGAAGTTAATCCAGCACCTGGATGAGATCCTGCTTTTTTTGGGCTGCTGCTGCATTGTTTATGGGCTTGCCATATGGCAGGAGACGGTTGCCTGGGTGATTGCGGGATTGTTGATGATTGGATGGGCTTTTTTGATTGGAAAGGTGAGAGCAAATGACGCTGCTAAGTAAATTCTTGAGTTCCAATAATGAGATAAAAGAGGCGCCCAACAGCCCACGCCCGGAATATGCCCCTTCGTATGGTTATCACACCGAGAGCGGAGAGCGTGTGAGCGTCTTTGGATCGCAGTCGATCGCTACAGCCTATCGGGCGAAGAACATCCTCAGTGATGATGTGGCGAAGATGCCTTTTCAGATGATCAGGCGATGGGGACGATCCATCAATCAGGTGAATCCTGACCCGATCACCCGAAATATGGCTTACCTGCTGCAGGTAAGCCCGAACATGTGGGGGTGGACGCCCTTCCAGATGAAAAAGGCGGCGATGGAATGGCTGCTATTTTATGGGAACACCTACATGTGGATGCCGGCGCTCTCACCGAGGCAATTGTTCATTTTGCCTGCCAGCCGGACGTATCCGGTGTTTGATCTGGAGGGAAACCTCTGGTATCGGCATACCTTCAGCAACGGAAAGACATCATACATCCCTGCTGTGGAGATATTGCATCTGCTAATCAACCCAGATGAGACCGGTTTTGTGGGGCGGGGCGTGATCACCTTCGCCAGGGAGACTTTCGGACGGGAGCTGGCAGCGCATAAGACGCAATCGAAGTTGTACTCTCAGGGCTTCTTGCCGGCTGCTTATGTCAAAATGCAAGGCAACCTGAGTGCTGAAGCCCGGAAGAAGGTGCGGGACGCGTACAGCGAAACGATGGGCGGATCCTCAAATGCTTACCGGCTGGCGGTTTTTGATGATGCAATCACGACATTTGAGCCGATCAACATCCAGTTGAAGGATGCGCAGTTCTTGGAATCAATCCAGGCGACAGATAAGGACATTGCCAATTTCTTTGGTTTGCCGGAGCACATGTTGAACCGAGGAAAGGAAGCGTATAACTCGAACGAGCAGAAGTATCTGGAATATTTGCAAGGCACGCTGGATGCTTACCTAGTGCCCTGGGAAGAGGCAGCCCGGATCCGCTGGCTTTCCCGTGAGGAGCAAGCGAACACCTACTTTAAGTTTGTGCGGGATTCGCTGCTGCGGATGGACAGTAAAAGCCGGGCAGAGACGAATGAAATCAGGATCCGGAGCGGACAGATGTCGCCTAATGAGGCGCGTGAGAAGGATGATGTGAGCGCTTATACGGATGGCGACAAATTCTATATGGCAGGTAATATCTTAGCGATCGATGGAGGCACTAATGAAAAGAAATAAACCAATCCGATGTTTCGAGGGAATTGCAAAACCGCATGAACCATTCTGGACGATCAAGGACGTTATGGATGGTGAGGAACCAGAGATTGAACTCGATGGGTACATCTCGGAATATTCCTGGTTTGAAGATGATATCACCCCGAAGATGTTCAAAGACGCGCTGAATGAGGCAGGCGGGGGCGGCCCGATCACGATCCGCCTCAATTCTTACGGCGGCGATGTGATCGCTGCAGCCAGGATGCACACGATAATCCGGGATTACCCGGGGAAGGTGACGGTGAAGATTGACGGGGTGGCAGCCAGCGCAGCGACTGTGGTGGCTGTGGCCGGGGATGTGGTGCGGATGCAGGAAACCGGCTATTTTATGATCCATGATCCAGCGTTTGTTTTCTTTTTGGCTCAGATCAACCTGGAGGATATGATGCGGATGACAGATGCCCTGAAAGTCTTCAAAGAGGGGATCGTGAACGCCTACGAGACCAAGACAAAGCTGCCGCGACCCAAATTGAGCACTTTGATGACGGAGGAGACTTGGATGGATGCCCAGAAGGCGTTAGATCTTGGGTTTATTGATGAGATGATCCGCGGCAATGAGAGCGTGTTCAGCCTGCCCGAGAATGTGGCAGCTGTGAATGCCCTTCAGAACTATTCGAAGGTTCCGCCTGCGTTGATGCAGGCATTAAAGAGTGATCAACCTCAGGAGGAAGTAGGTTCCAGCGAACCGCTGTTGACTGAGGAAGAACAACGTGAGGCGCAAAACCTGCGTGAACGTATCAATTCAATTCTACGAAAGGAGTAAGAGCATGTTAGACCTGAAGCCCTATTACGATGCTGTAGTGGATGCTGAGGCTGAAGTTCAGTATATTGCTGCTGAGATAGATGCCCTGTTCCACAAGGAAACAGAAGACAGTCAGGCCAAAGCGCTTGAGCTGCGCCCCGCGCTGGAGGATGCACAGAGCAAGCTGGAGGACGCCACCAAGTTCTATGAGTCGATGCAGAATGCGACTCGACCGAATGACGTGATCAAGAACTTTATCCCTGTTTCCGACACCGAGGCGGATCCCGATGAGGGAAGCC